CTACGTTTATGAACTGAGATGTTAACTCTTCCGTTATGAAGACGAAGATATTGACACTGGAATTGAGACAATCGATGAACTTGTTGAAGATGCAGGTAATATTCAGACTTTGACACTCATTGGCGGTGGCACAACAGCAACGGCATCTGTTGGAATTGTTGATGGTGCTGTTATGAAAGTCAACATCACAAATAGAGGTGAGGGATATCGATATCCACCTAGAGTTGCATTCTCATCAGCACCAACTGGTGGATTAACTGCGGTTGGTATTGCAACACTGCTTGGAGACTTGACAAATTGCGATGGAACACAAGTCGGTAGCAAAGTTCAGGGTGTTCAGATTATAAACCCTGGTTTTGGATATACTGTTGCTCCAGGAATCGCATTCATTGGACTTTCAACAGATCCTGGCGTCGGTGCTGCTGCATCCACAGTTATTGGTAATGGTTCTGTTGGTGTTGTCACGCTCACAGATCCAGGTTCTGGTTATGTTGTGGCACCAACGGTTACAATTACTGCTCCAGGAATTGGAACAACAGCAGCAACAGCAATCGCACTTGTCAGTGCTGCAGGAACAATTACAGGAATCAGACTCACAAATGCAGGTGCTGGATATACAGAGGCACCTACAATCACTATTGGCAATCCTGCAGTGGGAGGAACTGGAAACTTCATCGATGGAGAGACAGTCACAGGTTCTCAGTCTGGAATTACTGCAAGAGTCAAGACTTGGAATTCTTCGACAAACAAACTCAATATCACCGAAGTTACTGGAGACTTTATACCAGGGGAAACCATCACAGGTGGAACGAGTGGTGCATCTTATCAATTAAGTGTCTACGAAGAAAACAATATCGTTGGCGCATTCCCAGATAACGACACGATTCAAAACGAAGCAGATGCAATTCTAGACTTCAGTGAAAAGAATCCTTTTGGTACACCGTGATATAAATACTAATTAAGTTAGAAGTGTATTGTAGGCAATGCCATGTTTGAATATTTTTATCACGAAATCTTAAGAAAGACTATCATTGCCTTTGGTACTCTTTTTAATGGAATTGAGATAAAACACACGGACTCTGATGACTCAGTAACAGAAGTCATCCGTGTCCCTCTTGCATACGGTCCTACCCAGAAATTTCTAGCAAGACTTGAGCAGTCGCCTAATCTGAGCAAATCAACTCAGATTTCTTTACCCAGAATGTCCTTTGAATTTGTTGGACTTCAATATGATGGGACTAGAAAGGTAACAACGACTCAAACTTTTATTACAACCGATCCTAACGATAAAACTCAAGTCAAAAAGGCATATATGCCTGTGCCATATAACATGGCGTTTGAGATGACAATCTATACTAAATTGAATGATGACATGCTTCAGATTGTGGAGCAAATTTTGCCATATTTCCAACCAGCATTCAACTTAACGGTTGATTTAGTTGAATCTATCGGAGAAAAGAGAGATATTCCCGTTACTATCGAGAATATCACCATGCAAGATGATTATGAAGGTGACTTCTCTACAAGGAGAGCACTGTATTACACTATTAGATTTACTGCGAAAACATACATGTTTGGACCTGTTACGACAGCAACCAAAGATCTTATCAAGAAGGTTCAGATTGGTTACGTTGCAGGTGGAGCAACACAAACTCCCACAAGAGACGTTACTTATTCTGTTACACCAAGAGCAACTCAAAATTATACTGGAGATGCTGTTACAACTCTATCTCAAGATATCGGTGTTACTGGTAAGTATGTTGAGATGGCAGATACCTCTGGTATTGCAGATGGTAGTTACATCAATATTGATAATGAGCAAATGTATGTACTTGAGATTACCTCAGGAACCAAGATTAAGGTTGATAGAGGTGTAGATAACACGACGGCAGAAAAACACGTTTCTGGTGCAGAAGTACACCTTATCACCGCTGCTGATAATGCACTTATTGAAGTTGGCGATGACTTCGGATTTGATGGAAATCTCTTCTAATGACTATTATGAGTAAAAAGTTTGATGAGTTGAATGATGCTTTTGAGGTTGAAAGTGAAGTTTTGTCTAGTGAAATTAAGAAGGTAGAAACAAATCCTTCAAGTCCAAAGCATGATGATGATGTTCAGAAGGATTATGAATATACAAGAGGTAATCTTTACTCCATCATTGAGAAAGGACAGGAAGCATTGAACGGTGTCCTTGAACTTGCTCAAGAGAGTGAGATGCCTCGTGCCTATGAGGTTGCTGGACAGTTAATTAAGAACGTTGCAGATGCAACTGATAAGTTACTTGATTTACAGAAGAAACTGAAAGACGTAAACGAAGAAAAAGAAGTCAAAGGTCCGTCTACCGTCAACAATGCACTATTTGTAGGTTCTACCGCTGAACTTGCAAAACTTCTCAAAAATCCTCCAACTGACAAGTTAGATAAATAAACAAAGGAGAGAAATCCTACAGTATTTTTACTAATAACTTTGTCGAATGACGGAAGATAGAGACAATCTGCCATCTATTAATGATATCACCAATTCTGGTGAGGACTTACCTTCTGTAGAGGAATTTTTGGAGGAAGAGTCCCTACCATCTGTAGAAGATTTCATCGAGAAGGAAGAAGAAGAGGAAATAGAAGAAGAAGTAGTTGAGATAAACGATGCGGACGGAAAACCTTTTCTAGAGGTAATCGACATCAACTCTCTCGGACAACTTGTCCGTTTGATTAATGATGTCAGAAAAGATATTCCTGACATCCCAGAAGTCAAGTATTACGACAACGAACTTGAGCAACTAACCGAACAGATTGCTCAATTACAAACAGAACTGTCAGAAGCACCTGAAGTTCGCTACTACGAATCCGAAGTAGAAGCAATTTGCGAACAAATTGATTTTGTTCGACAGGAAATCAAAAATCTTCCTGAAGTCAAGTATTACGATGAGCAAGTTAATGCTATCGAAGATAGGATTGACACTCTTCAAACTGAATTAACAAATCTTCCTGAAGTTAAGTATTACGATGCTGAAATCGTAGCAATTTGTGATGCCATTGATGAAGTCAAGGCATCAATTCCAACTTTCCCCAAATGGGTAAATGAAGTTAATGAAGTTCCCGACTTCTCTTGGATTGGGAAGACTTTTAGTGTTATTGATGATGATTTCATCAAAATCAATGATGTTGTTGAAAGTCTTAAGACAAGATTTTCTATTGATTTTGACACATTAACAGAAAAACTTGAAACTAAAGATTTTAACACTAATGTTAATATTAATAGTAAAAGCGAAGAAATCAATCAGAGAATTGATGAAGAAAAGAAAAAGATTTGGAAGGAACTAAGTGATACATCTCTGAAAATTTGGGAACATCATAAGACTTTCAAAGATGATGATAAAAAGTTAAAGAAACAGATTCTTGGAGAATATAATAAGTTAAAGCAAGAACTCATAAAGTCTATTAAAAAGACTACTGATGAGAGTGTAAAAACAGATGAGTTACTTCTTAAGTATTTTAACGATTTAAAAGAAGAAGTTACAAGTATTCCTGAAATAAAATATTATGATGAAGATATTAAAGATGTAAAAAGTGAAATTAAAGCATTACAAAAAATTGTAGGGGAGATTAAATTATCTCAAAAGACTTTTAATGAAGAATTAAAACAACTAAATGAAGTTGCACTTGAAGAACCACATGATAAAGCTCAAAGTGTTGGTGGAGGACAAGATCCTTTAACTCCCATCGATCAGAAGTTTGCTACCTTTAAGGATTTAAAAGAGCACTATCAAATCTTCATCAATAGAATTCAAACTCAACTTGCTGCCGTAGGTGGCGGTGGTGCTGGATTTATCAAAGATCTTGATGATGTTGATATCTCAGGATTGGAAGATGGATACATCCTTCAATATAACGCTACAGATTCAAAGTGGGAAACTGTTGAAAATTCTGGAGTGGGTGCTGGTGGAACTTGGGCAGTAACTGCTGCGGGTATTCATACAACTAAAAATGTTGGCATTGGAACAACTCAGGCAAAATCAACTGTAGCACTTTTTGTAAATGGTGATATTGAAGCACTTGGTAATGTCACTGTCGGCGGTACAGTTACATATCAAGATGTAAGACACGTTGATTCTGTTGGTATTATCACAGCACAGCAGGGTGTTCAGATTCTTAATAATGGACTGAACATAGTTAGTGGTATTGCAACTGTTGTAGGAACTTCTGGTACAACAACGATTGGTGGTGTAGGAAATACCGCATTATATGTTGATGGTAATGCAAGAGTCGTTGGCATCCTGACAGTTGGTAGAGCATCTGTCACAATTGACGGTGATAGTAATACTGTCACCGTTGGACTTGTTACAATTACAAATTCCACCATTAACATCGGTGATAATGTCACTATCAACAGTGGTGCATCTGGTATCAACTCTGCACCTAATGTTCTGTATGTTGCGAAGGATGGTAGTGACACTAACAATGGTACATCCATTGATAACGCATTCTTAACAATCAAAGCTGCTGTTGGCGCTGCTACATCTGGCACGACTGTCAAAGTTCTGTCTGGAAATTATGTTGAGGATAATCCAATCACACTCCCAGCATTTAGTGCTGTTGTGGGTGATGATTTAAGGACAACTAAAGTCTTACCAAACAACACAACTTCTGATATATTCCATGTTAATAAAGGATGTAAGTTGCAGAACATGACGTTCTCTGGACACTTAGCACCCAGTGCCGCTGTTGCATTCCCAACAGCGGGTGCAACTAACGTGGGTGGTGGTAAGTGGAAAGGTCCATACGTTCAAAACTGCACCAGTGATACCACCACAGGAACTGGAATCAGAGTTGATGGAAACTTAGCAGTCAAAACTAAGTCCATGAACGTTGACGCATTCACTCAATATAATCAGGGTGGTGTGGGTGTTGCAGTTACTAATGAAGGTTATGCTCAGTTAGTTTCTGTATTCACCATTTGTTGCGATAAAGCAATTACATGTCATGCGGGTGGACAAGCAGATATTGCCAATAGTAACTGCAGTTTTGGTACGTTAGGTTTGGTTGCCGATGGAAAGGGTGGTACTCAATTCATTGGAACCGTCACATCTGACGCTGCCATCTCTCAAGACAATGTTACTTTGAATATTGGCATAGGACAAACTCGTCCTTACAATGGACAAATTGTTTTCTTCGGAGAACTATTTGAATCCGTTGATACTATTACCGTTGGTTCGGGGGGCACAGGTTATACATCAACCCCAAGGGTAACTATTGATGCACCAACAGGCTCCAGTGGTGAAAATGCAACGGCGTTCGCGACACTTGAGGGAGAAAGTGTTGCATCCATTACTATCATCAGTAGTGGTTCTCAATATCAAACAACGCCAAATGTTACGATTGGTGCTCCCAACGTTGGTTCAAATGGTGCGACTGCAACCGCAACCATGGCTCCGATATTCTACACAATAAATAGTTCGACACCCCCTAATGCCGGTATTACGACATTAACGCTTGATGAAAATCTTCTTAATGCTGTTGGCACTGGATCTTCGGTTCATTTCTTCCAGCAAAGCAAGATTGTCGCAAGTTCCCATACTTTTGAATACATTGGTTCTGGAAACACTATCACATTGGCAACACCAAAACGTGGTGGTGTTACTATCCAGGCAAATGAGGTTACAAGTTCCAATGGTGGTAAAGTAATTTACACCAGTACGGATCAGGCGGGTAACTTTAGAGTTGGTGACGACTTACAAATCAATCAGAACACAGGCACAATTAGTGGTAGAGCATTCTCTAGAAGTCTCTTCTCAGAAATGACACCATTCATCCTAGCACTAAGTTAAAATGGCACAACTAGCACTGAATAGGTTTCAAACAGAAACCTTCCCTTTAACAACAGCAAAAGACACCGCGTATACTGCACCAACAGGATACACTGGTATTGTTTTGTATGCCCATGTAACTAATGTAGGTTCGGGTGCAACAACTTTCTCTATGTTCCACAATAGAAGTGGCACAGAGACTGAAATCGTTGTTGATGCGACGGTTCCTGCTAATGATGCATATATCCCTCTTGAGGGAAAACTGGTTCTAGAAACAAGTGATACTATTACAGTTCAAGCAGCTGCAAATAGTGAACTTAAGTTGATACTCAGTATTCTGGAGACTGCTAACTAATGGGAAAGTTACTTAGCGTAAAAAATAGGGCACTTCCTGCAGTTGACGGTTACGTCCTTAAGGGCAATACCGATGGTTCTCAATTTTGGGCGCAGGCAAGTGACATTAATACCATCAATGCAGTTCTTGTCGTCACTGCGAGAGATGACACACTTACAAATATATCATTATCTAATTTTTCATTCAATGTAACGGATAGAAGTGGTTCTGATGTCTCCGTCACCTCTATGCAAGTCACAACGAGAGACTCTTACGAAGCACCACTACAAACATTCATAACATCCATATCTTAGTACAATGGCAAATAGATACCCCTTAATACTTGACAGCAGTAATAATAAAATCAAGGAACTCCCTAGTGGTGATAACCTTGACTTGACTGGTGCTGGTATTAGTAGTGTAAGTAGTGTTAGTGTAGGCACAGCGGTTACTATAGGTTCCTACGGTGTTCATGCTACTGGAGTTGTCACTGCAACCTCTTTTGTCAGTGATACCGCGACTGTTGGTAGTGCTGTAACAATTTCCGATTATGGCATTCACGCTACTGGAGTTGTTACTGCAACCTCTTTTGTTGGTGCTCTTACTGGTGCAGTTACTGGAGATGCTACTGGACTTAGTGGAACTCCAAACATTACGGTTGGTTCTGTTAACGCTACATCTGGAACTTTCAGTGGTAATGTCACTATTGGTGGAACATTAACGTATCAGGATGTTACCAATATTGATGCTGTTGGATTAATTACTGCACAGCAAGGTATTCAAATTCTTGCTAATGGTATTAATATTACAAGTGGTATTGCAACAGTTGGTTTAACCACAATCAAGAGTGGTGAGATTGAAGTTGTTGGTATTATTACAGCAAGCACATTACACACTGACACCTTTGACACAGTTGTTGGTGGTGCTGTAGTTACTGGTGTTATTACTGCAACAGACTTCAACGCAACATCTGATACCGCAGTTAAAGAAAATATTCAACCAATTGAAAATCCTCTCGCATCAATCGTTCGTATCGATGGTGTTACTTTCCAATGGAAGGAAAGTAAAAAGGATTCTGCAGGTGTCACTGCTCAGAACTTAGAGCAAGTTCTGCCCAATCTGGTAAACAACGGAGAACTCAAATCTGTTAACTATAACGGATTGGTTGGATACCTGATTGAGGCAGTTAAAGATCAACAAAGACAAATTGATGAGCTAAGAGAAAGATTGGACGCTATATAGATTAGCGTACTGTCGGTACATGTGAAATGAACTCATCTCTTAAATGGACTGCAATCACTGTTGGTGGAGTTGTAGCTATTGCTCATATTGGCGTTTTAGGACATCTTATTAGAAGACAAGAACCTAAAATTCCTACAGTTCCCACTATTAATATTCCGAAGGGAACTCCATACTCTTCATACAAGATTGAAGCATCTAAGGATGGATATACGATTGAATATAAAGCAAACGATCCTA